CTGGTGAAAAGTCTGCTGATACATTTGAAAAGTGCCTATCCTATATTGATTTCCTCACTGATTATACAGAGTTTGGTGGTCCTACTATATATAGAAATTACCAACCCAAAAAGGCAGGTGGGATTAAAGCAGGTGTTAAGGCTAAGAAGAGTGGTGCAGAAAGAGGTAGGAGATCTGTTATTGAAACAGTAACCCTCTTTAACAAGCCTCATTCAGCATCTGGTAAAGGTTGTGCAAGAGTAATATTTGAGGAAGCAGGAGAAGTAAAACGGCTTAAGGAAGCTTGGGCATTTACAGAACCAACCCTAAGGTCTGGAAAGTTCTTGAAAGGTATTGCAATTATCTTTGGAACTGGTGGTGACATGGATGGTGCTACTCAGGATTTTGCAGATATGTTCTATCAACCTACTAAGTACAAGCTGAAAGGTTACAAGAATATTTATGAGACAGGTGCTAAAGGACAATGTGGATTGTTCATTGCTGATATGTGGTTCAGGGAAGGTGCAACATTCACCAACCTGGATGGAGCATCTTATGATGCAGTGGATGCTAATGGAAACTCACGTCATTGGGTAGCAGAGATTGATCTCAATATTGAGAGAATAGCTTCAAAGGGAAAGGATAAGAAATCTTATAACACAGATCTTACACAGTATTGTAAAACTCCTTCAGAAGCATTCTTGGTACCAGAAGGGAATATCTTCCCTACTGCAGAACTCTATCAGCGCCTTTCACGTCTGACATCTAATAATGAATTCAGACTTCTTGGTACTGTTGGAGAATTGATAACTGTAAAAGGAGAAACCAAGTTTAAACCAGATTTAGAGGGAAAGCTTCAACCTATACAGAATTTTCCACTTAAGGAAACTGATGATCATGAAGGTGCTCTTGTCATCTACGAACATCCTATTGAAATTCATGGGCTTATTCCTAATGATGCATATATAGTTACCATTGACCCTATTGGCATAGATGCTGAAGGTGGACAGTCACTTGCATCAATATTAGTGCTAAAATCCTGTAATTACCCATTTGAAATGGGGCATGATGAAGTGGTAGCTGAATGGACAGGTAGACCAAAACTAGATCCTATGGACACCATTCATAATATACTCCTGAAACTATCAAGATACTATAATGCACAAGCTACACATGAGAATGATAGAGCTGGGAAAGCAGTAAGGGAATACTTCATTAAACATAATGAATTTCATCGCTTAATGAAACCACCTGCCTACCTCATAGGGCAGTTTATGGGAACATCAAGAACATTACAGAGACAGACAGGTCACTCTATGGGAGCTGAGAAGCTTAAAGAGATGGGTGAAATATATACTAATCAGTGGCTTAGGGAGGAGAGAAAGAATCCATATACAGGAGATACAGAAACCAACCTAGATCTTCTTTCTTCTAAGCCCCTTATTAAGGAACTTATACAATACAACCGGAAAGGTAACTTTGATAGGGTACTGAGCCTTATGGGAGGTATTATACAGATGAGAAATCATCATAAAGAATTTATTGAAAAGGCTAAAGACGTAGATCAGGTGATGGACTACTTCATTTCCAAGATGCCTGAGCATATAAGAAATCGTAAAAATGCTATATCGAAAACCAAAACAACAACTGAAGTTCACGAGCAAAAACAAACAATGGCGAGTGGACAGTATGAATTATCTGTGTAGTCAGGCAGACGAATTCTTCTATGCTAATTGGGAAACCATGTGGAAGAACTATCGTGCATATAATGCAGATTATGACCAAGATGACTTCCAGAAATTCTGTGACCCTTTGGGTTTAGATATAGGTACAGGTAAGGATTATGTACAAGCCTTTAACCATGTGCACAATAAGATTGATGTACTATCTGGTGAAGAGGAAAAGAGACCTTGGAATTACCATGTAGTGTCCTTAGCACCTAATACTACTAATAAGATTCTAAGGCAGAGAGAGGGTGATTATAGGAAATTCATTAATGCAGCTCTTAATAAGGAGGCACAACTTGCACAGCAAGAAGGTATGATGCAACTTCAAGGTGTACCACCTGAACAGCAGGAAGAAGCTAAGAAACAACTTGAGCAACAGATTCAGAAAGAGATGGAATTCATACTCACACCTGAACTTATAGAGCAGAAGTATGAATCATTTAAAACAGCTGAAGAACAAGCTCTTGAGAAGATAATGAAGAGGGCTACCATTAAGGAGCACCTTAAGCATAAGAAGACTCAATCATGGTTCAATAGTAATATTAGTGGCCTTGAATATGTAGGCGTTTGGATGAAGAATGGTAAACCACACCTTGAGGTAATCAATCCCTTAGGTGTTGCCTACCATAAGAGTCCTGAAGAACAATTCACACAAGATGGTGATTACGTAGTATACAAGCGAGAGATGACTACTGGAGATGTTCTTGATAATTATGGCCACCTGATGAAGAAGAAGGACCTTAAGCGCCTTGATGATTATTCAGGTAATGTCTATGGCTTAGATGCTAAACTATACTCAAAAGATGGCTATTCCCCCAGTCACTGGGAGAACATAAGATACAAATCTAACAACGATGGAACTCCTTCATCAGGAGATATATTACACAGTGGGCAATATGGACAATCTACAGGTTCACAAGATGACTACCATACTGTCTATACAGGCTTCTGGAAATCACAGCGTTTGATGGGCTTCATAACATGGTATGATGAATATCATAAGAAGCACACAGATATCGTAAGTGAGGAGTTTGAACTTCCAGATGAGCATAGAACAAGATCTGAAAAGCAATTTGGAGTTACTAAGAAGATCTATACTTGGGTAGAAGAGGGTTTGCAACATGAATTACAATGGGAATGGGCACCTGAAATATGGTGGGGAACCAGAATTAATGATGACATATTCTGCCAGATAGAACCATACCCATATGCTTATCAAACAACTAGCGATCCTTATGATGTAAAATTACCTATTTATGGTGCTGTCTTCTCTGCAGCTAATGCACCAATGATGAGTACAATGGGGAGGATGATGCCTTGGCAAAAACTCTACCTTGTGATTATGTCCAAGTTTCTCAAACTTATTGGATTAGATAAGGGACGCTTAACATTCCTGAATGTCTTGATGGTAGATAAGGATATTGGTGTAGAGATGGTGCAGAAGTATGCTGAAGACTCAGGAATCATACCCTACAATCCACTACAGAATAAGGAAACGGCTGGAATGATGAATACTCTTAAAGTTGCTGAATCTGTGGATATGTCTAATACAGACAAGATTGCACACTACGCTGAGATTCTTAGATTTGTAGAACAACAAATAGGGATGGCTGCGGGTATTGCACCACAAAGAGAAGCTAGGACAATTTCTAATACTAATGTATCAGATAACCTAAGGGATGTTGCACAATCAGCAGTAATCACTGAAACCAAGTTTGCACTTCATGATCTCCTTTGGGGAGAAGTACTTAATGGTTATCTGAAACTCCTTCAACAGGAAATAGTAGAAACAGATCCTGAATACCTGAGATACTGGCTATCGGATAGGGAACTATATACTATTAAGACAAGAGACTTAGACCTATCTGATATTGATATGGCAGCTATTCTTGAGGATAATGCTAAAACTCATAGAAACCTTGAAGCCCTCAAACAACAAGCACATGCAGTACTGCAGAATGAGGAAAGGGCACTTTCTAAACTTACACGCCTTATGCCTGCAGAATCCCTCACTGAATTCCGTGAATATGTAGATGATATAGAAGCACAGATCCAGAAGGATAAGCAAGCACTTGGTATGCAGCAAAGTCAGAGTCAGGAGAAAATGCAGCAACTACAGATTGATAATCGTGAGGATGAGCAACAACATGAGATTGAAAAGGAAAGAATGATAATTCAAGGGAAGCTTGAAGTAGAAAAAGTTAAGGCTGCACTCAATCAACAGGCACCTGATCACTCAGGTATTATTGCTAATGCACATTCTGATGCTGCCAAACTGACTATTGAAGATAAGAAGCTTGCACAGAAGGATAGGGAACTTGATGCTAAAGTAGGACAGGAAGAGAAGGATAGAGAAGTTGAAAGAGAGAAGATTCAGTCTCAAGAAAAAATTGCACGCATGAAGCCACCAAAACCTTCACCAAAAAAATAAACACTATGAAATACTTAACATTCAGGATCACTTCCTGATTGTTGTTCATAAACTTTGCAATGACTTTTCATACAACGGAATCCCAGAACAAGGACATACTCCCTACAATGATAGTACGTGCTCTCATTATTATAGCATTGATACTAGTAGGCAGACTTTGGATGGACAGATACAAGCCTATCAATACTCCTTCGGAAACTACATGGCATCCTATGATGCATATGGAACAGAACTCTACACAGAGTCTGATTCAGTATTCTGTCCACAATCTCCCACATCAATACACACACCTGAAATAGCACCGCACAAGTTACCGTACAAGTTACCGTACAACTATCTTGGTCAGGAAACTAAAAAATATCAAGTACAATGAGTATTCAAGAAATAAAAGCCCAACTTGAAAAATTTAAGAAAGGAGAACTTTCATCTACAGAAGTGAAATCCTTAGTAATAGCTGCAGATAAACTTCCTGATTTTGTATGGGATATGCCGGGAGCCAGAGATTTGCTAAAAGAATATGCTTATAAATTTGGTTCACAAACTGAGGCATCCGGTAAAGGATATTTACACAGTGAAGAAATAACTCCGTCTAAAGGGGGAGATTATAGTGGTAATGTCTTTGAAAAAGACCGGGATCTTCTGAAAAATTATCTTTATGGAGATACTCAGGGATTTAAACCATATGAAGGAGAAATATTTAATGTTCCAAATTCTCAGGATTATAAAGGAAGAACTTATGAAATGGCCAAGAGTGCCACACATACTGTTAAAAAGGATACTGCAACACCAGAGGGAATTTTAGGAGAAGTTGCTTGGGAAGATACTCCACTTTGGAAGGA